TAAACTCGTTATCGGGGGCGTTGGTTGGAGACATCGATGCGGCGGAATCGATCACGGTGAATTGGACTAAGTTATGATTTTGAGAAACACGATCAAGTCTACGTCTGTGTCCGAAGTACCAACCCGGAACATTTGATCCGGGTTCCTCAATCGATTGATCTAGCATTTCAGACCATAAATCAGCGACGTTTTGACCTGCTTCTTCAATGCCTACATTCGAGTCTTCTATGTCAGCGATGTACTCATCTGACAGATCCTTTGCGCCCTTATTCCCCTTATCCTTAGCGGCTCTGGTCTTACTCTGCCAGTTCGACATTGTGTCTCGATACCCAGAAGCAATTACGTTTCTGCTGGTTTCCGACATTTCGTGCAACATGGGAGGAATACGTCGTAAACCTCGACCGTAATCCAGTTCTGCTTGGGTCGGTTGGTCTTGTGGCTTAGTTTTCTTTTTAGGCATTACATACCCTCCATACCGGGAAGTTGGGGTTGGTTGGGGTCGTTGTCTGGGTTGTACTTCTTCGCACGCTTACGTGTCGTCCTTTGTGGTTCGGTGCTTGATGACTTCTTGATTTCCTGCCAAACTGGATCGACTTGACTTGCACCACGGCTAGACCCCCAAGCCGCATCGAAGAGGTCAACAGTACGACCTGTCTGGGGGGCTCCTTCTACGTGGTAGGGGTAGGCGATGTCGTCTACGTACTCGCCCTTGTCGATCCTGCCGACTGCTGTTTGGTTACGCTCCGCGGCGGTGATTAGCCCTTCGTAACGTGCTTTGGGGTCACGCCTGTCGAATGCTTGTGACGCATCGAACGACTGACGTGGGGGGTCATAGCCCAACCAACCACCTAAGAACACGTTGTCTTCGTGGAGAGTGGGGGAGATGTCCGGTTGACTGGCGAACTGGTGAATGTCGCTGTCTCCCATTGGAGGTTCGGGAGCGAAGTCTCCGCTTACATTTTGGTAACCACCGACCATGTACTTGTTACCTTGGGGAGTACTGCCCGCTCCACGCCCCGCTACCTTGCGAGAGAAGCCGCCAGCGGCCAACTCTTTTCCTAGGCCAATGAACTGTTCTGGATTCATGTCAGCCATTTCTTATCTCCTACAATCCTCTGCCGCTTTGTTGAAGCAATAGCGGCGTGATTGCCGTGCGATGGCGTAGGGAGCGACGGGGAGCGGGATCTGCTCGGTACCTGTCAAATTCTCACCTACGCCATCGACGGCGACGTCAGTTCCTGTCGCATCACCTGATGCGGCAACATCTCCGCCTGCTGGTGCGGCTGGTGCGCCGCCTTCCATCAGCCGTCGACGCGAACTGGGTTCGGACGGTTCATGTGCATACCTGAGTTTTGAACCATCTCGAACTGAGGCATACCGTCTCCGGCCATTGAACCTTGCACGAAGTCTGAGAGGACTTCTGGAGCCTCGATCCATGAGGCTGAGCCGACGTGGGCGCGCTCCTGCATGGTCTGCTCTGCTGGCTTGTAGAGAGCCTCACGATTCGGGTGGTTCATGCGGCTCGGTGCTGGTGCGGTGTCCATGTAGGCACCCTCACCAAAGTCACGGGTGACCTCAGTCTCGGTAGCAACGCCCTCTTCAAAGCGGAGAGGTCCACGGTTACCGGGAATGCTCGGTGCCATGGTGCGCTCGAAGACGTTACGCATTGCTTCTGGGTACGGATTCTGAGGTGCGACTGATTCGTTCATAAGGAAAACTCCTAATAAGGGGGGCTGATTACAGGGAGAGCCCCTGTATCTGTCGTTTGCCTAGTTGGGGACGTGTCTGAACGAATTGAATACCGAAATCAGGTTAGCACACTAATTTCTAGCGGAACGGAGAATCGTACACTTGCACCTGAGGCATGATGTCGTCCACGGTCAGGGAGCAGGCGATAGCGAGGGAGTCTGGGTAGTCGTCAAACGCTCCTCGCTCTTCGGGGGCGGCGGCGAGCATGTACGGACCTCTATTGATCTTCTCCAAGTCCACCATTTGCTGATGAAACTTCCTCCAGCGCTTGGTGCGACGAGCCTTGCTGTGTCCGGGGACAATCAACTGCTCACGCTGAATCAACTGGGTGAGGTGAGTCCACCGCTCGTGCTGTGTCTTGACGTCAGACGATACCGATATGACCTCGATTTGAGGCATGAGAATCGCTAGGCGCTCGGCTACCGCTCCACCAACGCCCTGTGCGTCAACACCAACCCGATACACGTCATAATTGCGAAGGAAGTCGATGATCTCGAAGTACTGAGACTCCCACTCCACGTTGTTGATCTCGTGCCATTCCAGAACTCGGTGCTCGTAGAAACCGAAGGGATCGGGGTGATCCCAATCGACCCACACGACGGTGACAACCGTCGAGTCGCTAGAACGGGCCACGTCGATACCGACCACGACGGGGGTCTTCCACCACTCTGATACTAGGGGCATAGACTGGTCATATAGGGTATCTAGCCTGTCCTCGCTGACGAACATACCCTTTTCTAAGAGCCAAGAGTTGCAGTACGACAGCCGGAACTCGTCCGAGTCCTCACCTATCCTCAACTTCTCTTTAGCGATGAACGAGGCGTAGTTCTTGTTGTACTTAGCGGCGATCTTCCAGTCGTATTCGTGATGGTGGCGCTTACTTGAGCGAGCGTTAATGTCTCGCCGCTTGTTGTACTGGATGGCGCTGTAGAAGTACGACTTGTAGCGCTGGGCTGTGCCACCGAGTACGACGGTGCCGTTGTTCCAAGCGAGCATGGGCTTGATCGACTTCGTGATCATCGTCTCGTCGGCTTCCTGAGCCTCGTCGATAAAGGCAAAGTGGTACGTCTTTGATTCGATCTTGGCCTTGGGGTTACAGGTCTGCATACGACAGAGGGAGCCAGACTTCTTGAGAGTCAGAACCTTACCCTTACCACGTGTACCACCAGCGGTGGCCTTATCGTCGATGTCGGGATCTAGTAGAAAGGAGGTGGCGTGATCGCTGGTCAACTTAGTTACGACACGACCGAAGACGGTGTCTGCCTGATCCTCGGTGGGGGCGAACACGCCTACCCAGAAACCCTTCTCGAACTTCTTGAGCCACGTCGGGTACACATTCGACAAACGGGGCAGGATGACCATCAGTCCGGCGATGACGTTGGACACGACCTCTGACTTACCACTCTGACGGGTTGCGATGAGTGTCTTCTCTTCGCCGTCCCCCAGAACTATGGACTCGATAATGCTCTTGGCAATAGGGATTTGATAGGGGAAGAATGACACATCGCAGAACTCCTCGATGAAGAGCACGAGTTTGTTGACGAGTTCGTCGACGAACTCAGCGGTAGTTTCGTCGATTTCGTCCTCGATGACTTCTAGTTCGTCATCGACCGCTACCTCGTCTAAAGTGTCCACTTCATAAGGGTATCATATGGATAAGCGGTTTTCCGTTACAGACCAAAGTGCGACGAGGGCGTCGACGCAGAGTGTGATTTCGTCTGGTTCAGCGTCATGAAAGCGCCAAGCGTCGACCGCTTGGTGCAGAGAAACACAGATGCTGTCCAAGTAGGTGCCGACCTCTGTCGGGTGAACTCCCTCAGCGCGCTTCAGGTATTTAGGGTCAATTGCTCTCGATATTTCGGGGGTCATTTCCAGTCTCGAATCTCTTTGGCTGTCTCATCCAAGTCTCTGCCGTCCATCTGATCTAACAGGCTCTCGCCTTTACGTTTGAGCACGCCCAATTGAAACGAGTACTTACCCAGTCGGATTTGGAGTCCTCGACCCTGCCAATACGGGGGCGCTGTCTGGCGCATGAACCCCCGAGCGAGGCGCTTGCCCGTGGCGTTATTCTTTGCCACCCAGTAAAGCCTGATTGTTTGGATGTACTGCAACCGATTCATCGTGTCCCGAAACAAGAGGTATAGAAGAACGGCTACAACGAGTACAACACCAAGTAAGACCATGTAGACAGGCTATCAGGCGTTTGGCATTTGCGAGTATATGTATTCGGAGTACTCGTCACCGGGGAACACTCGATTGTG